ATTATATTATATTAGCGTAGTGAACCTTTGGAATCACCCACACCACAACGCTATTCCATATTCTGCAGGATCCTCTACTCCGGAGAATTCTAAAAACTATCAAGATTCAGCTCTAGGTAGTACGAACAAGTTAACAGATACTGCCGGAACGATAAAGTTTGGAAACTACTTTAAAGAAAGACCAAACATCTATCCCCTACAGCCTTTTGAAGGGGATCTGATTTACGAAGGAAGGTGGGGTAACAGCATCCGGTTAAGCGGTACAGCTCCTAATAAAAACCCGTGGTCTACCACCGGTACCCAAGGAGATGCTATAACTATTATTAGGAACGGTCAAACAGACAATCCAAATAAAAACGGATGGGACTTTACAGTAGAAGATATAAACACAGATGCTTCTTCTGTCTACTTAACAACTACTCAGAAAGTCCCGCTCACTGCCAATACGAACTACTTTAGCTATAAATCGAATCCCCCCACCCTACCTGATGAATATACAGGGAAGCAGATAATTTTGAATTCAGGAAGGTTAGTGTTTAATACAACAGAAGATCACCTGCTACTTAGCTCTGCTAAAAGTATCAGTTTGAGTTCTGCAGGAACGGTTAACGTAGATGCCTCTGAAATGACAATCCAAACAGAGAAAATATATTTAGGATCTAAATCTGCAACCGAACCTTTACTGTTAGGTGATACGACAGTAGAACTGCTAAAGACGATGATCGACGTATTAAAAGACCTGGTTACAGCATCTCAGACAGCATCTAATTCAGGAGGTCCAATACCTAGTTTAAATCAGAAAGCACCCGGTCTGTTGAAAAAACTTTTGACATTAAATCCAGACCTTCTTAAATCAAATTCTAATTTTACAGTATAATGACACCGGAAGAATTAGAAAAACAGAGGAAACAAGAAGCAGCTAAGAGGGATGCTTTTAATAAAAAGTTAAAACTTCAAAGAGCGCTAGCTACTGCAACCGTTGTTGCAACTGCAACACAATTAGCTCCTTTAGATAGGATTAATCAAACAATCAATACTAAGATTGAAGACCTACGGGACAAAGCAACATCTACGCTACTAACCTTAGCATCCCAGCTAGGAATAGAAGGATTAGATACAGCTAACCCAACTTTACCGAACGTATGTCCTTCACAGGATATTCTAGATAGGGCATTACAAGTACGTAATGCTTTAGGTGCAGATATCGAAAACACCACGAAGTATATCGACACTATAGATGCATCTCTGCAGATATTAACCCCAATCCTAAACGGAACAGTTACATCCCTGAATGCTATAAGCCTCCTAAAGACCGCTACGTCATTAGCTGCTAAACTAGCACCAACATTACCCGGAGCAGTTACAGCTCTTATAAGCGACTTAGATGATATTAGAACATCGATAACATTCAAATCAGATGGAACAGCTAGACTACCAGAGTTACAAAGAGCTTTAGCATTAGGTAGTCAGTACGTCTCTGATGCAGCTAAGGTAATGCAGGCGGTTATAACAGTACTAGCAGTAGTCGACCTTGTATTAGAGAAGTGTGGTAAGAAGCCTAACGAAGTAGGAGCAAACACTAATAAACTCTTGAATACCATAAAATTAGCAGCAACCTCTAATATCGACCTAACTTATAGAGGGTTTACTTTTGAGATTGTAGAGAAACCATTTAGTCCGACTCTAAAGCAGAGAATAGGACAAGCAAAAAATAGTCAAGGAATCGTTCTACTACAGACAGAACCATCCTTCACAACAGACCCTCAAGTCCTTGTTGAGGAGTTAAAACTCATTATAGACAGGGATAATCTAAAAGCCAATTAAGAAATATTTATAAAAGATGGATACTAAAGTATTTAAAAAACTCATCAAAGAAGCCGTAAGAGAAGCTATTCAAGAAGAATTGAAAGACATTCTATTGGAAGCAGTACGTGCACCTAAAACAATCATTCAGGAGAGCTACTCAACTCCCGTACCAGTTTCAACCCAACCAGTAGCAGCTAGTATTAATGCAAGAGATAAATACAAAGAACTATTAGGTGGAATGATGGAATCAAGAAACGGAAACATTTCAATGACTTCAAACGACGCTATGTCTTTTGGAGCACAACCTGGATACAGACCACCTGCAACAGTTAACACTGCCGGAGAAGGATCTGCGCTACCTGCAGGAGAAGTTAACCTAGACCAGATTATGGGTCTTATTAATAAGAAATAATGGCATTTGGTGCAAAGAAGATATTCCCAATAGATAAGAAACCTTCAGTCGCTGTAGGAGTCGGAATACCCTTTGCTGCACCTGGCGTCTTTACCTCTACCTACACTACTCAACAAGCTATCAAAACTAACCTGATTAACTTGTTTCTAACTGGAACCGGACAAAGGTACTTAAACCCAACATTCGGAGCAGGTTTACAAGTTTATATTTTTGAACAGTTAAACAGTAATACAGAAGTAGCTTTAGAGGAAGATATACAGAGTATTATAAGCGAGTATTTTCCAAGCGTTATTGTCGAAAACTTAACAGTGACAGGTAACCCTGATACAAATCAAATTACAGTTGCATTAAAGTATTCTATAAGAGATACAGGAGTAACAGACAACTTAGAAATATCATTCAACTAAAATGGCAGTAAAAAGAGACATAAAATACCTAAATAAAGATTTTAGCACATTGAGGGCTTCCTTAATCGACTATGCTAAAACTTATTTCCCTACAACCTATAATGACTTTAGTCCGTCATCTCCCGGGATGATGTTTATGGAAATGGCAGCTTATGTAGGAGATGTTATGTCTTTTTACTTAGACAATCAAATACAAGAGACTTACTTGCAGTATGCTCGTCAAACAGATAACTTGTTTGAGTTAGCATATATGTTTGGTTACAAGCCAAATGTAACAGGTGTTGCAACAACAACCATTGATTTCTACCAACAAGTACCTGCAAAAGCATCTGGAACAGATACAGTTCCTGATTTTGATTATGCTTTGTTGATTGCTGAAAATGCAGTTGTAGCATCAACCTCTAACAGCGAAGTTAAATTTCTAGTTCAAGATAGTGTAGACTTTTCAGTATCTTCTTCACAAGATCCAACAGAAGTTACAATCTTCCAAACAGCAGGACCAGATCCGGTTAGCTATCTTTTGAAAAAAAGCAGGCAAGCAATCTCTGCTACAGTTAATACTGCCGCTTTAACCTTCACCGCACCGGTACAGTTCGATACTAGAACTATTAACGCAGAAAATATTGTTGGCATACTAGACGCTACAGATAGCGACGGCAATACATGGTACGAAGTAGATTATTTAGCTCAAGATGCAATCTACTCAGGTATTAAGAATACAAACCCCAACGACCCTAACCGGTCAGTCGATAACGCAGATACACCCTACATCCTACAATTAGAACAAGTTCAAAGAAGATTTGCAACTAGATTCTTAGATTCAGGGTCGTTACAACTACAATTTGGAGCAGGTACTGCAACAGATACAGACGAAACAATCATACCAAACCCCGATAACGTAGGTCTTGGATTACCTTTCCAACAATCTAAGTTAACAACCGCCTATTCACCCACAAACTTTATTTTTACAAAAACATACGGCATTGCCCCTTCAAACACAACCGTTAGTGTTAGATACTTGACGGGGGGAGGAGTAGCTGCAAACGTTCCTTCAAATGACCTAACAGTTATTACAGGGGATATCAACTTCTTAAATTCAAATCTTAATACAGCTACAGCAAACACTTACAGAGCATCTTTAGCGGTAAACAATCCAGATGCAGCGGTTGGAGGTCAAGACGGCGATAGTATTGAAGAAATTAGACAGAATACATTGTCTAATTACCAGACTCAGCTCCGTAACGTAACTCAAGACGACTATCTAGTTAGAGCATTATCGATGCCGGCCAGGTACGGAGTCATCGCTAAAGCATATATTGAACAGACTAAAATTGCTAATCTAGGAATAGGTGAAACACCAACAACGTTAGACCTGTACGTACTAACTTACAACAGCAATAAAAACCTAGTTAAAGCCTCTAACGCATTAAAACAGAACCTTGACACCTACTTATCACAATACAGAGTAATAGGTGATTCAGTTAGAATTAAAGATGCTTTTGTAATTAACATAGGGGTTAATTTTGATATAACAGTTGCTCCAAACTACAACAGTAATGAGGTAATCCTCGCCGCTATAACAGCAGTAAGAGAGTATTTTAACATAAACAGTTGGCAGATCAATCAGCCTATCCTACTGAAAAACTTAAGTCTTTTAATTGATAATATCGACGGAGTACAGACAGTTAAGAATGTTGAAATTGTTAATTTGACTGGGCAAGCATTAGGCTACTCTAACTATTCTTACGATACAAAAGGAGCAACGATTGATAACGTAGTGTACCCTTCTATTGATCCTATGATTTTTGAAGTTAAGTATCCAAACGTAGATATTAAAGGAAGAGTAGTTTCTCTTTAATTCCTATTTATAACAAATGGCAGTATACAAAATCTTCCCGGAGAAAGACGCTACCCTGTATAGTGAATACCCAGTAATGAACTCTGGTATTGATGAAATTATCGAAGCAACTACCGGACAAGATGTTGCAGGAGATCCTAACGCCAGTAGATTCTTAATTAAATTTCCACAGTCTGAGATCCTAGATGTTATAGACAACAAAGCAACCGGCTCTCTTGCAGCATACTTAAAAGTATTTGTAGCGAAAGTAGAAGGACTTGGACAAGAAACAACAATAGAGTGTCTTGCAGTATCGGGTTCATGGGAAAACGGTACGGGTAAATATTTAGATAGTCCGCAAGTAACTAACGGGGTTAGTTGGGAATACAGAACCGCCGAAGGCACAGGTGCTTGGGCAACCACCTTCCCTAGCTTAGAGGTAACCGGTTCTTGGTCAGGATCAAACGTTGGCGGAGGAAACTGGTATACAAACGGAGCTTACATTCAAAGCACACCATTCCAGTATCGAAGTGATTTTGACATAGTATTAAATACAACAAACACGGTATTAAGCTGGTATAGCGGATCTATTGGAAACGACGGGTTTATTATTAAGCAGGCCAACGCTGATGAATTCTCAACAGATCCTGCTAAGAGAGTGCAGTTTAAGTATTTCTCAGTAGACACAAATACAATCTACCCACCTCAGTTAGAATTCAGATGGGATGATTTTACTTTTAATACAGGATCATCAGCACAGAGAATCCTAACAGATCCAGATATAGTTGCAACGTTACCCAACAATACAGGAGTTTATTATTCAGGATCTCTACAGAGATTTAGAGTTAATGCTAGACCTCAATTCCCACCTAGAATCTTTACAACTAGTTCTTTTTATACTACAAACTACTACTTACCAACAGCTTCTTACTGGTCTATAAAAGATTTAGATACAAATGAAGTTGTAATTGACTTCGATAGTACTTATACTAAGGTTAGTGCAGACTCTATTAGTAGTTACTTTGATGTGTATATGAACGGTTTAGAACCTGAAAGGTATTATCAAATACTAATTAAAACACATATTGACGGTGCTATAAAAATATTGGATGACAAGTATTACTTTAAAGTTGTAAACGGATAATGAGTTCGGTAGTTGATTTAAGCAAGCAGGTATTTGAAAAGCAGCAGTACCAACAGGTTATCGATACCTCATTTACACAGCTTACAGTGGGTGGTGTTCCAACAACACAGGTTGCAATTACACCCTTACCAACTGTTCAAGAATTTTTTGATAACTACTCTCAATTGTTTTACCAAATACCAAAAGCAGGAGAAACAAACTCACATCAATACCTAGTAAATCAAAGCAGTGCATACATAGGAGGAGAAGGAACCAACGAAGAAGTAACCGCATTACTTGCAGAAGTTACAGCTTTGAGAGAGGAAAATTTACAATTACAACAGCAACTATTAGACATAAAGCCAATTAATGGATAAGCAGATATACATACAGGATGTACCCTCGATTGAACTTGGTGGACAGACTTATACTCCGTCTGATAATTCGCTAATTGCTTCTTTTAGGTCAGATATAACATTTAATAGTTCTACGGACTATATTGAATATTATGTCTATAATGCTAACAAGCAGATAATCGATTCAGTAGAGAGATTAACAAGTTTTGCAATTTACGGAGAAGATTTAAGTATCAATCCAGAAAAAGACTTAGAAAGCAGAGCTTACCAGGAAGGAAAGTATTATACGGTTTATAATTTTTTAAGACCCGTATTATCTTCAAGTATATTAGAACCCTACTACATCTCTGAAATATCAACAGATAGAACAGAAATTAGACTTGCCAGTACTGATATAGTAGCCGGAGACATAGTTGATTCAACGGTTGCATTAAAAGCGGCTATAGAAGCAGCACCTTTTCAAAAAGACTTTAACTTAGACTTTGGAGCAAACAATTTAATTATAGCAAATAATGTTCTGCTTGATGATACTGATCCAAACAACGTTACTGTTTTAATTAAGCTTTACGAACCGCTCCCTTCACAATTTGATATACAAGCAAAGTGTTGGGGAGTAGAAAAGATTGCAGAATCAAAAGCTTATCTAATAAACATACAGACGACTTACGCCGTTGAGGATGGCACGATAAAGCTGAAAGGTCCTAATGTTAATTTACAAGTTGCTTCGGAATTAAATAAAACAACAGAGTATCAAAATACAGAAACTTTAGGTAATTCAAACAGCTCTGCACTAACGTACCAGTTAAATAGTTTACTTG